GTTAGTCTGTTCTTACGTGTGTCATCTATTTTAGCTGAATTGAAGTTATCATCCTCAGCTTCATAGTATTCTCTCAACTCACGAAACTTCATGTTTCATCTCCTGTGTCGGTATCAGCTTCATCGCCACTGATTGGTGATTCTCCATCATCAGCTTCATCGCCTAGATCACCGTCATCCTCCATACTAAAATTGCCACTTGGGGCATCATCTAATCCTGGACGGATACCAACGCTACTCAATCCGCTTTCGTCTCCGCTAGCTGATCCACTTGCGTTTGGATTTTCCTCTTTCCACATGCTTTCATTCTCTAGTATCTCATCTTCACTAAGTCCAAGATACTTTTTAAGTATAAAGCGCCTGCTCAAGTAATCTACCCCGTCTATCTGGTTGAATACTCCAGCTCTTGCATTGTCAATTTCAATTTCTCTATATTGACTAAAGCTCTGTGGTTCAATAAATCGTAAATCAAACAATCCGCTTTCAATTTGAAAGCCGCGATTTTTGAGGAACAGTTTAAATTCTTTATCAAAAATTGGTTGTACAAGATTTTGTAACCTTTGACAATACTTTGTAAACCTGTGTTCTTGAATAAATGCAGTACCTACACGTCCGTCGTTATATGTTGCACTACCATCTTCTGGTCCGGTTGGCAAATAACTACTGGGTACACGTAATGCTCTAAGCATTTTGTTTGTAAAGAATTTTAAGTCATCAATTTCACCCAAGTTAGTACCGCCCGGCAACACATCAACTTTACTACCTCTGCCTTCAGCAGTTTGTGCAAAGAAATAGTCTTCCATGATACTAAGTGGATTGTACTGTGCATCCATTACATTTTGTCCACCGCCTGTTTTGTTTGGAATACGGCGTTGGTGTATCTCGTTTTTAACTCGTTCAACAAAGCCCATGGCTTTGTGTGGAGGCATATTACCTACATCTACATAAAATACACGGCGTTCTGGCGCACGTTGTACTCTATAGATAATAATCGCATCTTCCAGTAATTCTTTTTGTTTGTATGTTTTAAAGATTGGATCAAGAACACTTGTACCAAACGGCCAGTTTACGTCCATTCCTTCGGTCATTGCCACATGCATCATGTGTTCAGCATTAATGGCAAATTCTTGCATTTCGATGCCAGCTGTGCCACTGTTACTTGTGGCACCATAACTGCGGCCTTCCATGCTAGCAAATCCGCCAGCAGTAGTTCCGCCACTAAATGTATTGTTATGCTCTAGAGGTTCAGTTGCTGTTTTGTTTTGTAAGTTAAGATCTAAGTTTTTAACAATGTATTGCTCTGGCTTTTTGCCTTCGCTTTCGTTAACAACTACTTTGAGTACATCTTGTGGATTAACATACATCAGTTCCCATGTTTCTGGGTCACGGATAAACGGCTGATCACCATACTTAATGACATTACGAAACGTTTTAAACATACGCTTGTCCCAATCATTTAAGTTACACCATTGCTTTAGTGCTTGTTCTAGAATTTTGCTTTCGCTTTCACTAGGATCGCCTTTGTAAACAAATTTAAAAGGTGTTCCAGTTTCATCATCAAACTGTGTGCTGAATTCAGCAATAGTGTCAAGAGCAGCGTTGATTTCACTGTCCATGTCCATTTGGTCGTACTGCATATAGCGTTCGACACGGTTTGGCATACCACTGTACACCTCTGGTAACCAACTCTGAAACCGGCTAGTGCTTCCGCTACTACCAGCGCCTTTGCTGTTACTTTTGGCTTCTTTGCCTTGGTATACTGTAAAGTGTTTTTTCCAACTCATTTTTATCTCTTTATTTTATATGTTACTATATTTATCGATATTTGTCAACCGCTTATGCAGTATTCTCAATTGTATCAGTTTGCTTTCTTAGTAGTCTGTTGTTTTCTTTCAGTTCAGAAATTACTTGATCGCCTTGTGCTTTAGTAAGTGGTGCAACTTCTGGACTAACACTTGATGTCTGATCTAGTGTAGTTGTATTGTTGGTATCTGATGTGCTTACTGGCGGAGGGCGTGTCGATCTACCATTCATCATATCACGCAGTTCTCTTGCTGCGCCTATTTTTTGTTTTTCACGTTCTGACAGTAAGTTTTGGTCAACTTTTTGTCCATTAATAGTGGAAGGAACATTTCCTTCTGCTGTGAATTTTACATTTCCATCACCAGTATCGACACCCATCTGTTTTGCTAGTTCAGTTGCACGTGCAATTTTATATCTATCAAAACTTTCATACTTGTTTAACTTAGATTGACTTTTGTATTTGTCTTTAAATAACTGCTTGTATTCAGCTTGCTTTTCAGGATCAGCATATCCCATAACGTCAACATCACTACCTTCGATTGGATCAAACTTTCTGCCAATAACTGTTTTTTCACCAGCAGATGCTTCAAATTTTGATAATGCGGCTGATTTTTTATTTGCATCAGCCAATAATGCTTTTTGTGTATTCAGTATTGTTGATAGTTGAGTTGCTGGTTTTTCTGGTATTTTAGACTTTTCAACACGTCCAGTTAATTCAGCTAATTTTTCTTCTAACTTTGAGATTTCACGTTTGGCCTTACGTTGACCACCTTCCTCGCTACCCCAAAATTCATTTTGCCCGTCAATACTTCGTTGTATGCGTGATTGTAATTCTTGAATTTCTTTATTGGTTTCGGTAATTTCAGAATCTAGTCCTTGGATTTCCTTTTGTGATAACTTTTCACCAACTGCTTCTCCAGCTTTGCTGCCAATAAAATCACCAGCAAAAGAACCAATTACACCGCCTACTATACCACCAATTACTGTTCCCACAACAGGAACAACACTACCAATAGCGGCTCCTGCGGCCGCACCTGCTAGTCCGCCACCTGCCATTCCTGCAGCACCACCAACTTCTTCTGATTTTTCAGTAGTGCTTAAATCATCATTCATTAATGCACTACCAGCATCAACAGCACCAAGAAGTGCCGCAACAGGTGCAAACCTTCTCAAAGCACCTTTGGCTATGTTACCCATCCCTGGAACTTTTGTTTTGTCTACACTAGATGCAACTGCGGTACCAGCACCAGCAATAGCTCGTCCTCCGCTACCAAGTTTATCACCTATAAAGTTGACACCACGTCGACCTAAATCAAATATCTTACCAAATCTTCCACGTGGCTTGACTCTCGCATTGCCTTTACCCCTACTGTTTTTGCCAACATCACCGCCGCCCATGCCACCTAAACCGCCTAATGCTTTTACAGTAATAGCAGTTGTTAGTGCATTTATAGCAATGGTGGCCGCAGCTAGTCCAGCAATCAATCCAGCAATGCCTACGCCCCCAAGTCCGATGCCTTCAAATAATCCTTTTTCCCCACCAAATCGATCACCAATTCCACGTATTGCATCTGCTAAGTCAGATCCACTTGCTTTGACATCAACACCAACAGTATCTAAAACAGTATTAAGTGCGCTTGCTTTAATTGCATTGGCTGCTTCTTCCATAGCACTTGGAACTCCAACCATGGCATTATCTTTAAGCCCCTCGTCTGTTTGTGTTCTGGCATCTGATATTGCCTTTTCAGATGTAGCTATTCCTTGTAATCCATTAACAAACCCTAGTAGCTTGGTGGCACTTTCAACTCCAGTGGCACCAAGATTCATTAAGTTTTGTTTTACTTCAGGTGAAGCAACCTCACCCAGTCTGCCCATCATTGCAGTAATTTTAGTGTTAAATTCTTCTGTTGGCATTGTGAGTGCGTTGTCGTCAGCAAATTTTGCAATGTCTGCAAATGCACCTTGAATTTCAGGACCACCTACACTGATCATTTCTTTAAGCTGACTACCAAGTGCAGTACTAAAGAACGGAATGTCAGTAACTGCTGCTTGTGCAAGAGCACCTGCAAATACTGCACCTTCATCTCCTAAACCGCCAATTATTGAGCCTAAGTTTCCGATATTTGCAGGTAAATCTTTACCTAAAGCTGCAAACTGCTGTCTTGCTGTTTCAATAATTGGATCACTTAGAACAGCCTGACGGTTACGTAACATTTCTCTACGGTCTTGACCTGTAATACTGGCTAATGCGGTTGTTTCACTCATTAGCTCATTCATACTTTTGTTAACACTGTCAGTAATTTGTGCTTGACTCATTCCGCCGCGACGTCTAACTTCAATTTCTTCTGCTAGTATTTCGTTATACTCAGTGTTACTAAGACCAAATTGTCCTACATCTCTGGCACTATTACGCAGTTGTTTACTGAGTGCCGCAAAGTTTCTAGCACCATCGTCAGTTGTTGATCCCATTGCTTTGATAGCACGGCTATTTCCATTTATGATTTTACCATAAGATGCTAAGTCTAATCCAGCACTTGCTGCATCTGAACGCAGATCACTTAGTGATGTAGATAACCCGACACCAGTATTCATGAGTTCTGTTAGATTCTTAGCAAACCCTTCAATCATACCAACAGCAAATCCAGCTGCTGTTCCCATACCAGCAATGCTACCAACAGCCGTTGCTATACCTTTGAGGTCAACTTTCTGAACACCAGTTGCAAGGTCTTTGGCGCTTTTGCTAATTCCTGTACCCATGTTCTTAACAGCATTATTAAGGTTATCAACTTGTGCTTTTTCAATTTCTCTAGATTTTTTAGCAGCCGCCGCTTGTAATTTATTAACACTGAGCAAATCACGTAAACTTTTAAATATCTTGGCGTCATCTTTTTTCTGACTTCCAGTGCTATCGTCAATAGATTTTTGCACTCCGCCCAATAGCCGTTTGTTTTCAGCAATTTGTCTATTGGAAACAGCTTTATTATTTTGAAGTAATGCACTTAAACTGGCTAAGTTCCCTTTGTCAATGGCTATAAGCTCTTTGAGTTGTTCTTCACTGGCCCATGCTGGTACTTCTACTGCCTGTCCAGCTATTTCTATTGTGTGTTTTGATCCTGCCATGCTTAAAATCTGCTATTATGTACGTAGATAAATAATATTACCATATTGCCACATGTTGTGGCACTATTACTATTTAGCGAGGTTAAAATGAGCGATAATCCATTAAAGGACTTATACCGTAGTAAAAGCGTATATCTTAGCTTACCAAGCAGTGGCCGCTTTTATAACAGTGGGTTAAACTTGAGTATCGACGATGAACTTGGTGTTATGCCAATGACTGCCGTGGATGAAATCAAACTCAAGTCACCTGATGCACTGTTTAATGGCGATGCACTGTTTGATTTGTTTAAAAGTTGTGTTCCAGATATATCTAATACAGAAGAAATACCAACATGTGATGTTGATATGATTCTCATGGGTATCAAAGTTGCAACACACGGAGAAATGTTGGAAGTAACCAGTACTTGTTCAAAGTGTGAGAAAGAAGGGGAGTATGAAATTTCATTGCCCAGTCTCATGGCGTCAGCACAGCCAATTGACAAAGAAAATGTTATTGAAATTGAAGGTGGAGTTAAGGTATTTGTTAGACCATTTAGTTTGCGTAGTCAAGTAAAAGGTAATGTACAAAGATTTCATCAGATGCGTATGCAAATGATACTTAATGACGACCTAACAGACGATGATAAAGCACAAATGTTTGACGAAGCATTGTTACAAGCAAGTGCTGTAAGTGTTCAATTGTGTGCAGACAATATTTTAAGTGTTGAATTACCACAAGAAAACGGTGAAACTATTAAAGTTGAAAATGCTGAACACATTTATGAATGGGTCGAAAATATGGACAGTAAGACTTATGAAAAGGTTATTTCACGTATTCGTAAGTTAAGTGATCCACGAATTGACACAAACATCAATTTAACATGTACTGAATGTCAGCACGAATATAAAACTAAACTGGAGTTGGATCCTATAAATTTTTTCACATAAGGGCAATTAGAATGTCAGCCCTAGAGCTGAACGCCTTTACCAAGGATCTGATTGTCCAGCAAGAAAATTTAGAACAAAATTTATTAGAATTAGCTGTTTACAGCAACGGAGGTCTTAGTTATAACGATCTCTTACAAATGCCTTTGGCTAACGTTAACAGACTATCGAAAATCATATCCAAGAAGATCAAGCAGGATAAAGGTATATCAGAAGCAAACATGTTATAATCATCTTGTTTACGTTGTCTTACGACAACGGATTTATTCATTTCATTCATAAATCATTTTTAAAACAAGAAGATATATGATAAGATATAATATATTATTAGTTTGCCATAAAGTCTAGTCACACTTAGCCTGATACGGCTAAATGTAAACCTAGAGAGCTTGCCCGCTATCCAATGCCACACTACATATCGATAAACCTTTATAACGTAAGGTGGGGGCGGTTGTGCTGTACCCCTTTACAATCTGCTTACAACGCAGGAACATAAACGGCCATATGTAGCGACCAATTTACTACCCGTAGGATCCAATTGTCAGGAGAGCCTACTCATTTTGGTTTGTCAAACCAACGCATTGACTACAATACTTAAAGTATTGCAGATCGCTAACATCGATCTATATCAACGGTAACCCCAAGTTTGTAGATAGGCCCATCAATATGTACGTGTCCTATGTCCCCATAGGTTTTTCCACAGCGGTAAATTAATCTGGCCCGCCAACCTTATGTGTTAGATTATGTTTTGCCTGAGATTTATATTTTTATAATGCCGGAGTGATAACGCCTTAAAAGTTCGTTATTTGCAGCATGTTTCATGTGTTTGGACTTTAGTTTTTGACCTGCCCAAATTAAATAATCTACCGGTAGATCGGCGATTATGGTGCCTTGATGTTTGCCTGTGGGCCATATGCCCTGTTTTAATAATTGTGTCTGTATTTCAATATCTGACTTGTATTTATAATACTTGTCGGAATTTGCGTTTGAAGTTTGTGCTTGTGAACTAATTAGTTCACTTGTAAGTTTATCTGCTCGTGCCTTAGACCAATCTAATTTTTTTGCCATTATTTGCCGTAAGCCTTTCGATGTTCTAGTAGACGCTGTCTTAATATATTACTACCACCAACTCTAACATTGATGATACCATTATAATATTCGTCTGTTTCTAGTACACTGCGATCAAATTGTTCTTTTGCCTCTAAGTAAGATAGTTCTCCCTTGCTTTCACAATAGTATAATATCTCACGTGTAAATTTATCTTCGCCTAGTGTTGCGACATCTTCATTAAGTTTGTCGCTTGAGCCCCAATAAGTACGCCAGTCACTTTCTTTAGTACTACGTCTCTTATTTTTTCTGCCTTTGAGTGGTTGTTTGGTTACCTTAAATTTTGCCAGTTTTTTGCCAATATATTTTTTGCCATTTGTGGTATTAGTAATAATGTAGACAAAGCCTACGCATGTTTCAGGAAGTTCATTTACTACTGACCCATTATATTTCCAATCACTACTTACCACGTTTACTCATTTTTTCCAATGTGTGTATACCAACTTCGCTGATATCCTGTACCTTTTTATGTCCTATATACCGCTTTCTGATAACCTTATCAGAAGGGCGTTCATATATAGCACTGAATTCATCTTCACTGAACACACCAGTATTAGTTAACGTACTTATATAATCACTTCTTAAAGAGCTGGTATCAATGGTAATACTGCTATTATCACTCATATCAAAATCACTCATATGACTATAACTGTCGTGTGTTACAACTTTGGATGATGGTATGTTAAGTGTAACACCTGTATCCAAGTCTGTCAATATTATATCTTCTAAATCTTCATCTTTATTCTTCGACATAATCTGTATCCGCATTAAATGTTGTAAACCCATTCTCTTTTAGTACTTGCAGAGTATGACTTACTCGTCCCACAAGTTCGTCTCTGTGACTAATTAAGAATACGTTTTTGTTTCTTTCACGTACTATCTTCTTGAGTACGCTTAATGATGCTTCTACACCATTGCTGTCCATGCCTGAGTCTACTAGTTCGTCAATTGCCAAAAAGTTAATAGGTGTATTCATACTTTCAAATACATCCCTAAATGCCCATGATAAGCCAAGTATAAGCCTGTTGCGTTCGCCTCTAGATAAGTTGTCGAAGTCAAGTTCTCTACCAAGCTCTGTAATTTCTACAGTTAAGTCTGGTTGGAATTGTACTTCATGTGGTAGCCCGAGTTTAGTTAGATAATAGCCAAGTCTTGTGTTTAAGTATGATAAGTTTTGTTCAATAATACGTTTGCGAATAAAACTGTCTTTGTTTGTCAACAGTTTCATTAAGAAGTCCTGGTGATCTCGTAAGACATTGAGATCATTAATCTTGTCCCACGAAACCTCCTGGATGCCTTCATTTTGCAATGCTTCAATTTGATCTGTATACGGATCATTTTCAGCTTTTTTAAGATCAAGTTGACCTTGTAGTTGTACAACTTTGTTACGATGATCATGTGCATCAGCAATGTCATCATAAAATGTACTAGGTGCAGTGCCGATTTCACCTAGTTGTTGTAGAGCCGTATTATGCTCTTGCAACTGTGTGCCGTTAGCAACAATGTGCATAGCGGCGTCTTGACGCTGCTCTTGTTTTGATTTGAGAATTTCTTCTTGTTTTGTATCATGCATGTCTTGTCCACAAGCATAACACTTGTGATCTGCTAGCAGACCAATTTCTTTTTCTAGCTTCTCGACTAGCTTACCTTGTTTCTTATCATCAGCTTCAATTGACTTAACAAAAGATTGTAGCTGTGACTGTTGTGTTACTTTATTGTTAAACGTAATTAAATCTGCATGTGCAGTAAGTTCCGTTTCAATATCAAGATGCTCCAGTTCGGCAATCGCCTGTTCAAAAGCAATCGTATCATTAGTTTTCTTTTCTTCCCAAACTCTGCGTCTGCGCTCTAAGTCTTTAATACTTTTCGCAATTGCTAAGTTTGCTTCTTCTACCCCTTTAATACGATATTCTTCTTCTTTGATGGAGTCTTTCGATTCTTTCATCTGGTCTTTAAGTACTGTTGCTTTTTCACTTAACATAGTAATACCCAGCAATTGCTCGATAATAGCACGTTGATCATTAGCTCGCATACTTAAAAAAGGTTCAGTGTATGTGTTTAATGCAACAATATGTTTAAACATATCATGGCTCATACCCAGAAGCTTTTCTATTTCTTGTTGTGAAAGACGTCCAACACCCTGACTTTCATCTGTAGCGTCATCATGAAAATCATGGTTGTTTACTACAAACTTAAAGATGTTTGGCTTACGTCCACGTTCAATACGGTACTCAGTTCCGTTAACATCAAAGTCTACAGTAACTAACATGCCTTTGTTGTTAGTTTTGTTAATCAAATTATCCTTGCGAATATTTGTTAGTGCGTTTCCATATAGCGCATAACTTAATGCGTTAATGATTGTCGTTTTACCAGTGCCATTACGGCTACCGTCACCGCCCAAGTCAACATTGTTGCCTAGTACTAGTGTGAGTCCTGCGTCATCAAACCGTACGGCTTGTGTGACGTTACCAACACTCATAAAGTTTTTAATGGTTACGTTTCTAATATTAATCATAAGTTCGCATATATATCCATAAGAATTTTACTGTTTATCAGTTCGCTATCAACAGCTTTAAGTTGATTATACACTATTTGGTCCACATTTTCAACCTCTATTTCGTTGTCAGTTTTCCAATCAGTAGCATGTTCTTCTTTCTTAGCAGGCAGTAAACTAATTTCTCTGAGACTGTATTGCTTTGCAAAAGTCTCTTTGATAAAGTTTGCCTCCTCGTAACTGATAGACACATCAAGTGTTACACGACAATACGTGTTTGCACTCAAGTAGCGATCTGGGTCGTCTATCAGTTTACTTAGTGGTAGTGTTCTATACTTAGGGCCATCTGTCCAGTCTATGTACTCTGGTTCACCTCCCCAATTGAGTATCATCATGCCACGTTCGTCGTCCCATGCATCTGCATAGTTGTGTGGAAACGGACTACCCAAGTAATGAACATTGCCGTTGTCCTGACGTTTGTGGAAATGTCCACTAAACACATATTCAGGACCGTTAAAGTCTTCAGCTTTAAGTCCGCCATGATCCGGCATAGTAACCATAGCGTTCATTTTAAAGAATGGAAGTTCAAAATGTCCAAATACATAACGTGATTTGAGCTTATTCATCTTCTTCCACTCGTCTTCAACAAGCCAAGGAACAAGGCTAACACCGTCTCGTTCTACCATTTTATCATTGATAATGTGTACATTGTCATGTAAATCAGCATACGGAACACTATGTATTTCACGCTTTTCTCTGTAGTATAAGTCATGATTTCCCATAATCATATATACATTTTCAAACGCTTCGCTTAGTCGTTTAATATTTGGTACTGTATAATTCAGTGTACTAACATTAACACTAGCACGATGATGATGCCAGTCCCCTAGGAATATACATGTTTCACATCCAGCCTCTTTGGCTTTTTCAATAAACCAATAGATAAACCTTTCACAATCATCATTGTGTTGTCTACTATTGTTTTTGTTACCAAAGTGGATATCTGTAAAACACGCAACTTTATTGAAGAATTGACTCATAGTACGTTATAACCTGCATCTTTCATTTCTTGCTCCATTTTATCATGGTAATCTGACTCTTTGGTTTCCCTTGCTTTACGCTGTTGAGCTTCGTCATCCATTTGACGTGTAAAGCTGGGTGTTTGGCCTGCTTGTTGAAGCAAGTCATCTCTTAAATTTTGATTACGTTTTTCTAAATTAAGCACTCGTGTAAAGCTATTAGTAATAGCCGCTGTGTAATATGCAAATGGATTTGCTGATTTACTCTCATCAAAGTACAATCCAATTTGTGATAATTGTACTAATGCATGGCTTCTCATTTCATCTACATACGTATACCCTCGCCAGTTACTACGCATACTGTATCGGTGACACAACATCATCATCATACTAGCTAACTTTTCTGTAATACGACCATGTGAAACACTAAAATGTCCGTTGCTTAAACCACCTTTCCAGTGGCTACGCACAACTTCTGTCCATTTGCCTTCTACCCAGGCTAAGTGAATGAATGGTGGATAATTGCATTTTGCATGCTGATCAGCTATAGTTTTTGGTTTATTCTTACGTCCTGGCTCTAATGGCACATGATCAAATGTCATATATCTAATAACTACATCTTCAAGTGGTATTTCACTACCATCAAACTTGTGGTTAATTAGCCTAGGTTTGTCTTTTGCCTTTTTACCCGGTGTATTTTCCCACTGGGTTAGTGCTTTAGCATGTGTTTCCACAGCTATTCTATCAGCACGTGTTTGTTTAGCTTCGGCAATAACTTCATCAGTTATCTGGTCCATGTCATGTACAATAGCATCATTCTGATAGTATTTCTCGTCAGTAACACAGGCGAAACTAATCTTACTCTTGTGAATTTCTTTAAGAAGTTCTTTGTTGTTTAAATAATTTACTCGTTTAGCCATAGATATTTCCCTTATGTAGTTATAACTATAACATTCATTATACACTATGTCAATCTAAAAGTCACACTTTTTTCAGTGTATAAATAGTAGTGGAGATTATTACAATGTTGATCAATGAAGTTATAAGTTTTTTAGAAGCAACTGCAACAAAAGCAGTGGCTATCTATCCTGGTCGTTTTCATCCCTTTCATAAAGGGCATAAGTTTGTGTACGACTATTTATCAGGCAAATATGGCACTGCTTTTATTGCTACTAGCGATAAGCAAGGACCAGACTCGCCATTTAGTTTTGAAGAGAAAAAGCGTATGATGATGCTTACTGGTGTTCCAGCCAGTGCAATTGTCAACACACGACAGCCATACGTTCCTAATGAAATATTAGATCGTTTAGATGCTAAAACAACAGCCGCAGTATTTGGTGTCGGCAAAAAAGATATGGATGAAGGTAATCCACGTTTTAAAGTAGGACTCAAGAAAAACGGAGAGCCTACATATTATCAGCACAACAAAGACACACGTGAAACATACGATATACACGGGTATCTAGATGTTGTACCAACACAAAAATTTAAAGTACTTGGTGAGCCAGCAACAAGCGCCACTGAGTTACGCAGACAGTACGCAACACTTGATGATAACCAAGCACAGCAATTTATTACAGATTTGTTTGGTGCATTTGATCAGCAAGTAATGAGTACAATGGACCAAAAGCTAGGACGCAAATAATGGAAGATAAACGTGCCAGACTGTTATGTAAAAGTGGATACAACCAAGCACTGCAAGGACCTGCAAGTGTTTTAAATCGTGGTATTGTATTTCCATATACACCAACGATCCAAACACAAGTACAGGTAGCATATAGTAAATATGATTTGGTACACACAAACAGTCAGCCGCATGCATTTCAAAGTAGTAGCCCTCCGGGTATTCAAATTACAGCAACTTTTTATCAACAAACAACTGAAGAGATCCAATATTTGGCTGGAGTATATCATTTCTTAAGAGTGGTTACTAAAATGAATTTTGGAGAAGGCGATCCGGATCGTGGTGCTCCTCCTCCTGTATTGGAATTTAGTGCATATGGCGCAACAAACTATGAACGTGTACCAGTTCTGGTTGGCGGATTTACACAAAGTTTCCCAGATGATGTAGATTATGTAGAAGCCAGCGTTGGTGGAGGTGTAGTACAGATGCCAACAGTGGCTACTATTGCCATGGACCTACTGGTACAATACAGTCCAAGACGTACAAAAAGTCAGTTTACACTGAATGGCTTTGCTAATGGATCACTTTATCGTGGAGGATTTATTTAATGGCAGTTACATATAAAAAAACAAGTGTATACAGTAAAACTAAGTCAAACAGCAAATATTTGGAATCTTATGTTCCACCAGTAACTATTAGTTATGAAAATACAAAAGAGATAACATTAACTGCCAAGCACAATTTACGTCCAGATGTACTTGCATTTGAATTATATGGTGACGCAGACTATTGGTGGGTGTTTGTGTTATTCAATCGCAATAAGATTGTTGATCCAATATTTGATTTTAAAACTGGAATTACTCTCCGTGTACCAATTAATACTAGCTCAATAGGAGTTTAAGTTGTCTTACTTAGAAAACACACTTAATCAATATGACAGTTACAGTTACAATCTTGCACTACACATGGTGCATCCTAATAGTGCTGGACTGCTTGATGCAGCTATTAGTAGCGGTAAGACAATTGTTATGGCTGACAACAGTCAGGAATCAAGATATAATATTGCTGATGTAGAACAATCATTTAAGGTTGGATTTGGTCAGGTACGTAGTACATATGGAAATATGTTTACTATCAAAATAGCTGAACCCAATGGTACTACATTTTTGGAAAGCATTGCACTGACTGCAAGACAACTTAATATTGAAAACCATTTGTTGGCAAGGTATTTTTTCACAGTTGAATTTATTGGCCGTGTGCCAAATGGCAGTGCTAAACGACACCCGCTAAAGTTTATATATCCAATAGTATTTCAAGACATACAAATGCAAGTTGATGCTGGCGGTGCCAACTATAATATCAATGCAGTTGAAAACAGTGTAAGTGCATTTAGTTATTTGGAACAAGTTATTAAAAGTCAAATCACAGTTGAGGCCGCAACAGTTGGTGAATTTGTCAGTGAGTTTATGCAAAAATATGAGAAGAGCTTGGAAAATGATCTACTGTTTAATTGGAATGCCGCATACAAGGATGAATACAGTATTGAATGGGATAGTGATACTGGTACAGATACTTGGCAACAATGGAAGATACAACAGGCTGCAGAGGGACTAAAAACACTAGGCCCTAGTAAAATTGGCGACAAAATACATTTTACTATACCCAATGGCAGTAACCTATCAGACATAACCAGTATGGTTTTACAAGCAACTGAAGAATATAAAAAGATTGTAACTGATACTGGTGGATTTATGAAAGTAGCACCAGGAGAGCCCAGCAATCAAAATTTAGATGAATTCCCAGTATTTTATAAAGTAGTACCCAGAGTAGAATTTGGACCATTTGATCCATTACGAGGCGACTACGTTAAAATAATTACATTCAAAATTAAAAAGCATATCATGGTTGATCGTATTATGGATAGTGTTCAGTATGGAAAGGGCATTACTAATGCTACTATACAGAATTCTAGAGTACAAAAAATGTTTACACAAAATTTACTACGTAAACGTTATGATTATATTTTTACTGGACTAAATTCTGAAATTATGCAACTGGACTTAAAATTTGATAACCAGTATTATGAAATTAGTGTTGTGGGTAACGGACAAGTTGGTGATGCAAATAAAGATGCATCAACAGCCGGCCAGGCCGCACCAACAGTACATGATGGTGTGAAAGCCTTAAAAAAGAGTATTGTAGAAATTAGTAGAAAGATATCTAAACTAAACCAACAAAAAAGTGGTGCTCCGCCCAGTGTTATTATTAATAGAGAAATACAAATTGAAGAATTGGAAGAACAAAGAAGCGAAGTTCAATCAGAACTTGATGCTAAATTAGCTGAGTTTGCTGATTTAACACGTGGTAGTGATGGCACCAGTGCAAGCGGAAATTTCCTAAGTGCTTCTGAAGCAAAAGATGATATCAGTATGCGTTTAAGATTTGCAGGAGACATTGTGGATGACGGTGACATTTACGGTCCTGAAAACGATGGATCTGGTGGCACATTACAATTTGGTGCAGTTAAAAGTAATCTAGAAAATAGTGCTGATATGCTAAAAATTGAAATGGGCATACGTGGAGACCCATACTGGATGGGATTGCCCAGTAGCTTTTATAGAAATAATTCTACCACTAGCGAGTTAGCAGATTACGAAAAGGGTGGTATACTATTTTTTCTAAATGTTAAGTTTCCAATTGACGAGAACAGTGCAGGACGAAGAATACCCAGAGACGACTATACTCTCAGTGGTACCTATCGTGTTATTGATGTTATTAATAGATTTAACGGCGGTATGTTTACTCAACATTTAGGTGCAGTTAGAGATTTAGCAACCAATACTAGTACAGTATTGGGAACACTGCAATCACCACAAATTGTACCATTGGCTGGTATAGGTACAAATAATCCAGATGCACAATTACAACAATTCACATCAGACCCAGCAGCAATTCAAGAAAGTGGAGGACCAAGATGAGCCACGCAAGTAGTAATAAATTTAGTAGACGAGTTAAAGACGCATACAACCAAAATGTTATTAAGAAGGGAATTAAAATTCCTGCAGGTGTATACAGAGGATTTGTTATCAACAGTGACGATCCCAGACAGATGGGCCGTGTTAAAGTAAGTATTGCTCGTTTTTACGGAATGCTAGATCCAGAATTAGTTGACAAGGTTGATAGAGACAGTGAATACTTGGGTGCTGTTTGGTGCCGTTTTATGAGTCCATTTGGTGGAACAACACCTGCTGGAGGTTCATCGCAACGTAGTTTTGGTATGTGGGGACAGCCCCCAGATTTAGACACTGAAGTTCTAGTAGCATTTAGTGGTGATAGTAATGTTGGTATTGTATTGGGAGTATTACCTGACGAAACACGTAACGGTAGTATTGCTGGACCGCAAAGTGGATTGGATAGCAATGGTAATTTTACAATTGTACAAGAAGTTCCAAAAACTAGAGAAACAGAAAACCAACCACCCGAAGCGCATCCACAAGCTGAAGCTTTAAAAACACAAGGTCTTGAAAAAGACAGGCTACGTGGATTAAACTTTAGTAATCCTAGACGTGAGAGTAAGAGTCGGGTAATGGGTATGAGTACACCGGACGGTCATGCATTTGTTATGGACGATGGCGGTGCTGAAGATGGTACAAGTAATTTAGTTCGTTTACGTACTGCTGGCGGTGCGCAAATACTAATGGATGACACAAATGGATTTACATACATTATTAGTAAAGATGGCAACAGTTGGATTGAAATGAACCGTAATGGTGATTTAGATGTGTATGCCCAAAGCTCCATCAACTTTAACACTGCTGGTGATTTTAATATAAATGCTGACGGCAATATTAATATGCAAAGTAAACTTGGCACAAATATAAAAAGTCTAGGCGTTGCTGGTGTTAAGATGCATGCTAGTACTGGTACTATTGACATTAAAGCACACAGTAATTTACAAATAGAAACAGAAAGTAACGGCAATTTACGAGTTGCTGGAAACTATAGAGAAACAGCTAGTCGTATTGATATGAATGGTCCACCAGCTTTAGCGGCGGCAACGCCAACCACAACACAGCATACTGGTAACAAAGTTGTAAAAGAAAGTGTTAGTACTAGAGTGCCAGAAGCCGAGCCATGGAATGGACACTTGGATGTTCAAGTTGTAGACACCAGTAGCCCTGCTGGCACTACTGATCAATACGCAAGTAATACTTACTATTATCAAACACCAGCCAATCCCACTGCTGGAGAAAATACTGGTGCATATGACTTGGGAGATTTCCCAGAAGCTGAAACTGACGCTAGCGGATTGATACAGTGGAGAGCTGGCGTTGATCGTGCAGTAAATCCAAAGTTGCTTGAGTTAGTTAAACAGGTTGCTAAAAAGTTTGGACAGCCTTTGACTATTACCAGTGGTTATCGTAGTCCAAACTATAATGCAAAAGTTGGCGGCGCTAAAAAATCACAGCATATGCAAGGCAACGCTGTTGATATTAGTGGTGCACAGTTTACAAACGATCAGCGTTTGCAGTTGGTTGCAATTGCTAGTAGTGTTGGTATAACTGGTATTGGCGTATACAATGATAAGAGTTTGCATTTTGATATACGAACTGGTAGACGAAGTGCATGGGGTAGTGGATTTACATACGCTGGTATCCAGCCGTATGCTAAAAGTACACTTGACAGACATCTGGCGAACGGCTATGCTTAATTTTGTAACAGACAACCGCAGAACAGCATGGGATACATATATTGTTAAAGATGATTGGCGAGTAAACTTTTTGATTGCATTGCCACAACTTACTGTTAGTGCTGAAATGCTACAACTAATGCTAGCTGGTAGTGAGTATCGTATGTTTAGATACTCTGCAGACGGCAAAAACTTTAAAATTGGATATGGTTATGGTGACGCAACTGGTATTGGTATAACTGAGTCAGAAGCATA